CACTGTTAAAAGACGGTAGCGTTAGTAACAACTATTCCAACCCATCTGCGCCAGGTGTCAGAAGAACATATGGCGGAGAAGGTAGCACTACTAGGTCAAATACTGGAGCAAACTTTGTTGAAAGAACACGAACATACACTAAGTTTACGCCAGATCCTAGATTTAATCCTGATCTGATTGATCCTCGTGGCGAAGGTGCAAAGGCAATTACATCTAAAACACTTGTTGCTGAAGGTATACCTATCTCTACATTTTTAAGTGGAGTTGGTGGTAAAACTAATTTAGGACATCTTGCAACATTTAGTGAACGAGCGGCACTCATGAGGCAACTTGTTTTACAGGCAGAAGTAATTAAATTATGTAAAAACAATATTGGTAGATTCGAAGATTTTAGAATTGTTGTTGCAGAGGGTGTTTACAAACCAGCAGCAAAAGAAACACTTGATAAAAAATCAATTCCTTATCTGAGAAAAACAGGGCAAGCAATTGTATATGAACTATATGACAAAGATGGTAATATCAATATTGAAAGTTCATTTGAATTTGCGGAATACTTAGCTGAAAACTTATTTGGCTACGATAAAATACAATTGAGCTATGATAAAATTGATCCAAATAAAGATGGTATTCATGTTCAAATTGTGGTTGTAATGCCAGAGATTAATGAAGATTTTAATATTGTTGGTAAAGCGAGCCCTGACTTTAAAGTTGCTACAGAATTTAATAATACGGTTTTGTCTCCACGTGATTTAATTGAGGTTGATGAAAGTGGTAGTCCAGTATCAGATGCACCAGTCGCTGGCGAGACTGCTCAAGGTGGTCTGATAGAATATCAACTTATTGATAAGTCAAGAGATTTACGTGTCTCCAAAAAACTTGAATTAATTCTTGCAAATGCCGCAATAAAATCTGGAGTGGATGTTGTGGTGATTACATCTGGCGGTCAACCAGGATCAAAAGGTAAACGTGTCGGTAGTACAAGACACGATACATTAGAAGCTGCTGACCTCAAGTGCAAAGTTAATAATAGATTTTTGAATAAGGATATTTCTTCTGATAGAGCAATCTTAGAAAAATTTGTAAGAGCAGCTAGAGCAGAGGGTATTTTAGCTGGCGGCATGAGTTCAAGCTATATGGGAGTAAACACGATGCACCTTGATACACTTGGTGCTAATTTGGGTGGTGGAAGATTTGATAGAAGAACTGTTACTACATGGCTATCTGATCAATGGTTTATAAATGCGATGACTAGCTGATATCCATATAAATAAAGGTAACAGAGGATATGAAATATGGCAACTAAGTTATCAGCAGAAGATAGAAACTTAGGCTCTTCAACCGTTTTTGGTACAAGAGCCAAAAAATACATTGACATAGATTTGACTTTTACTGCAAAAGCAAGCGGTGAGATATTTAAAAAACAAGAATCAGCTGCCGTAAAGCAAGCTGTTAAGAATCTTATTATGACAAACTACAATGAGAAACCTTTCAAACCTAAGTTTGGAGGTAACATTAGAGATTTATTATTTGATTTAGCAGATGAATTTACAGAAGAAGATGCTGAAGCACGGATTAGATTTGCAATAAATTCATATGAACCAAGAGCAGAAATCCTTAATGTTACCGCTCGTTCTGTTCCAGAAAGAAATGAATTAAAAGTATCGGTTACGTTTAAGGTAATAAATACAGATGAGATAATCACAATTACTTCAACACTGGCAAGGCTAAGATAAATGGCAACAACTATTGAATCCTCAGCACTTAGTTTTGATAACATCAAAGCAAGTTTAAAAAATAAATTAAAAAATAGTACGGAATTTGCTGACTATGATTTTGAGGCTTCTGGCCTTTCTAATATTCTTGACGTGTTAGCATACAATACTCATTTAAATGGCCTTATTGCAAACTTCTCTATCAATGAATCTTTTTTAAACACTGCTCAATTAAGATCTTCTTTGGTTTCTCTGGCAACAGGTATTGGTTACATACCAGATAGTAGAACGGCATCAAGAGCACTTTTAAAGGTAAGTGTAAATTTAGCAGGTGTTTCTGGCAGACCTTCTGTTATTGATTTGCCTAGATTTACTCGATTTAGCACAACTGTAAACGAAGTTTCATACACATTTCAAACAACTGAAGTATTTACTGCCGAGGATGATGGTGCAGGTCTGTATGTATTTAAAACACAAGGCGGATCTGAATCCATTCCAGTTTTTGAGGGCTCAAGAAAAACAAAAACATTTTTGGTAGGTGAATTTGATGAAACAGATGTCTATATTATTCCAGATAAAAATATGGACACTAATACAGTTTCGGTAAATGTTTTTGATTCACTTAGCACTTCAGCATTTACTGCATATCAAAGTATTGTTAATGTAACTTCGGTAAATAAAAATTCTACCATCTACATCTTAAAAGAATCACCGAATGAATTTTATGAATTATCATTTGGTGCTAACGATATTTTAGGTAAAGCCCCCAAAGCAGGCGGTAAAATCGTCGTTGATTATATTAGCACTGTAGGTCCAGATGCAAATACAGGATCAAGTTTTACTGCTATTGATCAGATAGCGGTGAATAGCGTTAATTACAACCTAACAGTTGCCACAACATCTAAAAGTGCTGGTGGAGATGTAAAAGAATCCGCATCTTCTATTCGTAGAAATGCTCCTTTTCAGTATGCAACACAAAATAGAATGGTCACAGCAGATGATTATAGATCAATTATTTTACGCAATTTTTCATCTTTAATTAGTGACATTAAAACATGGGGTGGTCAAGATAATCCAAAACCTCAATTTGGTACTGTTTACACCTCTATTAAATTTGAGTCGGATGTAAGTGCACAACAACAGACAGATACTAAACAAGCCATTCGAGACCTTGTTGATCAATTAGCTGTCTTATCTTTTAAAGTAGAATTTGCAGATCCTCTTGATATTTTTGTTGAAACTGATATCAGATTCCAAGTAAACCCACAGTTAACTCCTCTATCAATTAACTCTCTGGGTGTTTCTGTGAAAAATGTTGTATCTAATTACTTTACAACAAACATTGGTGGATTTGATAAATCGTTTAGAAGATCAAGTGTTCTTGCATTAGTAGATGATGTATCGCCCGCTATTCTTTCAAGTAGAGCAGAAGTAAAAGTTCAGCAGAGGATTACACCTACAGTAAATGCAATTAACAGTTTCAATTTGACATACCCTACACCTATTCTAAATCCTCTTGATTCTATAGAACCTGTTATTGTAAGTAATAACTTTGTTTTAGGTGGCTCTACTTGTAGAATTGAAAATAGAACAGCAAAACAACAAGGTGACGGTAGTTACACTCCAGCAAGCACTAATTTAAGAATTGTTGAATTAGGAACAGGTATTGTAAAACAAAACAATATTGGGTCTGTAGATCCTCTTACTGGTAAAGTAAATATAGTTTCATTTAAACCTGAAGCACTATCAGGTGGCTCAGGTATCATTAAATTATCTGTGACACCTGCTAACCAAAGTGCTATCACACCAGAGTTAAATGAAATCTTAAATTTTGATGAAACCGCATCCAAAGTTATCCCAGTTATTGTCGATGCTCCAAACTAAGAAAATAAAATGTCTGTAGATAAAACAAGAAGAGATATTAATAGGAGAGAACTTGAATTTGGTAATAACCAAATTGACAAGGCTTTGCCTGAATATTTTCAAACAGATTATCCTAAACTTGTTACATTATTAAACAAGTATTATGAGCATTTAGACTCTGATGGCAATTTTGGTTTTAAAATTAAAGATTTACCAACAAGTAGAGATATTGGTCAAACTGCACAATCTAATCTTACTTTTTTAGAAGATGAGTTGTTACTGGGTGCTAACTACCTTGAAGGTATTCTTGACAAAAGAACTGGTGCTGAACTTGCTAATAACTACTATCGGACAAAAGGCACCAAATATTCTTTTGAAAGATTTTTTAGAGCGTTCTTTAAAGAAGACCCAGAAATTGTTTACGGTAAAGATCTTATTTTTAATTTAAATGATGCTGATGGTGGTTCTATTCTTGGACCAGATACTAATAATAGAATACAAAATGATAAAGTATTTCAGCACTGGGGTCTTTTAATTAAGATAGGTTTACAGCAGAATGATTGGAAAGAGTTATACGAACTTTTTGCCCACCCAGCAGGCATGTATTATGCGAGTGAAATCCAAATTGTTTCAAAAAACCAAGATATATCATTTGATAATATGCCTATCTCAATTCCAAGTGTTCCAGCACCAGTTGTATACCAAGGTATTGCTAGCATGGCACCTGCATCTCTTACAGAACCATCTGGTATTGTTACAACTGATGATATTACAAGGCGTTTTGATCTTGATAGAATGTCTCTATCTGCTCATACTCTTGTCACACAAGATTCAACTGGGTTTGGTTCTCTGGCATTCAACGCAGAACAGTATCCATCGCTGTTTGACATGATAAGAACAACATCTCCAACGATGGATATGGATTCAGATGGCACATCACTGAAAACATCTATCAGTCTGGATAACACAATTGAAACTCTTGACCAAGACAAATTTAAAGATTCCGCTGTATAAAACACTAAAAATTATTATAAATAAAGGTAACCAACAGGAAATATAAAATGGCAAGACAAGTATTACAGAGTGGCACAGTTGCTAATGACGGCACGGGCGATACGCTCCGTGGTGCTACAACTAAAATTAATGCCAACTTTACCGAGTTGTATAATATTCTAGGTGGGGATTCCACTAACTCAAGTGTTTTCTTTGAGCCTAATAATATTGTCTTTGAAGGCACTAATGCAAATAATTTTGAAACACGACTGACTGCAACAGAGCCAACTCAAGATAATACTATTACATTGCCAGACTCTACTGGCACCGTTGTTCTAACTACTGTAAAACAGACATTGCAAAAGAAAACATTAGTTTCTCCAGTACTAGTAAATACTGATCTTTATGATTCGGAAGGAGCAAATAACTTTTACGAGATTGTGCCACCTACTGCTTCTGGCATGAGTAAAAATATTAATTTAAATATTCCTACACTTACTGATAGTGATACACTTGTTACAAATACTTCAACATCTGTTCTTAGCGGCACAAAAAGATATGTATCACCTGTCATAAGAAATCCTCATATTGGCACCCAGATACAAGACTCTGGAGGTAATCCTATTTTAGGTCTACCTACAGTTTCTTCTGCGGTAAACTTTCCTACAATTAACAGTAATACTACAGGAAATGATATTAGTATTGTAGCATCTGGTACCGATACAAATATCAATATGGTTTTTGAAGGAAAGGGTACTGGTACTATAAAAACAAAAGCATTTAGATTTGAAGATTCAGATTATACCGCAAGCGGATCTTCTGCTATTTCGCTGACAGCTCCAGTGGCACTTTTAAACCAGTCTACTGCGGGCACTAACACTCTTGCAAATGGTGTTGGTGGTCAAGTCATGAGATTTGTAAATATTAATACTGGTGCAGTAACAATCACACCTGCAACATTTGCTCAAGGTACTACATTTACAGTGCAAAGTAAAGCGGCAATTGACGCAGTATACAACGCAACAACTGCTGGCAGTGCTACTGTTGGCTGGTATTTGATTGGACTAGACTCCGCTGGTGGGCTAGGCAATCGAGTAATCATAGCATAACTTAAGGCGAAAAAAATGGCAGCAATTATTACACAAAACTTGAAAAAACAAGTCATTCAAGATATTTTTGATGATATTACGGACTCTGCAGGCGCCAAGTATTATATTGGCATAGGTAAGTCAGAAGAATGGAATGATTCGGATGTTGCACCAAATCCAGCGCAAACCGAAAGAGAAATCCGAAACTTCCGCCTTGGTTTACAATCCATGAAAAGAGTTGCTGATTTTAGTTATGTTGTTCCGAGAAATAACTGGACGACTGGTACAACTTACAGCGCATATAATGATAATGCTGCTGGTCATCCTACTTCTCCATATTATGTAATGACCGATACTAATGCTGTTTATCTATGTGTAAAACAAGGTAGAAATTCACTTGGTGTTGCAACTCCATCCACAGTAAAACCTACCGGTGTTTTAACTACTGTGAGAACATATACTGATGGTTATGCGTGGAAATTCTTATACACTATGACTACGCCAAATCAGACTGCTTTTCTTTCTTCTAATTTCCATCCAGTTTTAAAACAAGGTAAGCTTGATTCAGATGGTTCTGGGAATGTTACATCTTTGTCTCAGTTAGAAGAACAAAAAGGTATTCAAGATGCAGCTATTAGCGGTTCATTAAGTGGTATTACTGTAACTAATGGCGGTGCTGGTTATACATCTACTCCTACGGTAACAATTAAAGGTAACGGGAGCAATGCAAGTGCGATTGCTACGGTATCAGGCGGTGTTGTTACTAAAATTGAAATGGGTGAATCAGCCGGTACACTTCTTATCGGATCTGGTTACGATTTTGCTGAAGCTGTTATTTCAGGTGGTTCTCCTACTACTGCTGCTAAAGCAAGAGTTAATTTAGGTCCAGTAGGAGGTTTTGGTGCTGATCCTAGAAATGACCTAAGATCAAGAGCGATTATGTTTAACATCAAGCCAAACGGAACAGAAACAAATGAGTTTGTTATTGGCAATGATTTTAGACAAATCGGTATTGTTAGAAACCCACTTGATTCAGCTGGAGCTGCTGTTACTGCAACTGCGGCAAATGCTTTGTATAGATTAAAAATGTCAACAGCCACAGGTCTTTCTTTTACTATTGGTAGCACCGTAACAGGTGATACATCAGGAGCTAAAGCCATTATAGATAAAACAGATTCGGATGAAATTTGGTATCATCAAACAGAGGCAACAGGATTTCAATCTTTCCAAGCAGGTGAAGGTCTTACAGATTCCGATGCTAATACTGGTACACTTCTTAGCTCTGGATTTAACTTAAAACCAAAAGCAATGCCATTTACCGGAGATGTTTTATATGTTGAGAATAGAGCAGCCGTATTGAGAGCAGCAGATCAAACAGAAGATATTAAAGTTATCATAGAGATATAAGGATTAAACATGGCAACCGAGGTAATTAAAAATTTATTCCTTACTCAATATAAGGATGATTATAAAGATAGTGATAACTATTATCAAATCTTGTTTAATTCTGGTCGTGGTCTGCAAAGCAGAGAACTGAATCAGTTACAAACTATTCTTATTCAAGATAATGCAGCTGCTTTAGGTGCAATTTATAGAACGG